CATCATAGGTCAGCGTTCTTAACTTAGATGCTGCTATCAATGTATCAACAGATCCTAGGAACTCACAGTCAAACTCTTGGGTAAACTGTCTAACTGATGTGTTTGCAATAGTTGTTTCTTTCCATTGGGCATCTCTGCCTGGTACTTTTGACCAATGAACCTCTGACCATGCATATCCATTTCTATTCTTCTGAGCATCAACCCATAACTTATAGAAATGATTCATACCATTAGGGGTACTAATGATTATGACTTTTGTTTTGGTACCTGAAGTGATAGTAGGATATACAGAACTAAAGAATTGCTCGGCAATATGATTAGGTATAAAGGCAAACTCATCCAGAAAAATAATGTTGAAAGACATACCTCGGACTGCACTAGCAGAGGTAGACGCAGCCAAGATTTTAGATCCATTTTCTAACTCCATTGATCCTTTGTTATATGTTATGATACCTTGCTGCATCCACATGGGCAGCTGTTCATAAGCAAGTTGTAATCTTCCAAGCAAATCCCTAGCTGTGGATAATTTGTTTGCAAGAATACCAACGTTCACATTGTCATTAAACAAGACATAGTGAAGTAGATAAGAAACACACGTAGTGGACTTACCAGTCTGCCGAGGTAGTTTTGCTATATTAAATCTATGTTTATGAAACTTCTCAATCAACTCCTGTTGAAAGTCCCACATTTTAAATGGCACAATACCTTCATCAAGAGATATAATCTTGATATAATTCATAGCAAAGTAAACAGGATCCTCTTTACACTTAAGGTATTCGGATATCTGTTCTTTGGTAAATTGTATTTCAGCACCAACTTTTTTAAGGTTGGGATTGCCTAAGTAAAAATCTGTTGTATTAGTCGGCATGTGTCACTAAGTATTCCTCCGCTTCCTGTTTGGTATCAAACCAATACAGATGATGATTTATCTGAAGCGTAAATTGTTTTTCAATTTGATCGTAACCGATTACTCCTTCGTAATCAATCCAATCAAGATCTAAACGATCCTCTGGTACTTCGCTCATGACTGAACTCCTCCTTCTGTAGTTCGTATTGTAGCATAGATTTCAAGACTTTGGCACGGCCAACGTCTCGAAATGCTTCTACTACACGGAGTTCTGATTGTAAGTCTTCTATTCTTGTTTTCATGATTAACAGTTCCAAGCTCTAAGGGATTTGTTTATTCTACTATCGGGATCTCTAGCAGTCTTTTTGGAAGTAAGTTTCTTCTTCATGCCTTTCATTCTAGCACAAAAACTTGCTCTTCGCTTGTTACCTTTCTTTTTAGATGGTGCTTTCAAGTCAGAGCCAGGATTTTCTCTCTCGTATGACTTACGACCCTTCTCGTTTAGTCCACCAGATTTTTTCTTACCCTCTTTCCTTTGCCATGCAGACTCCTTATGAGTCTCACCTTTCATAAGCATACCATCTGGCATGACATGGTGACCCTTGGGTATAGGCTTACACTTCTGTTCATCATTGCAGAAATATTCTCCTTTACCACATTTTTTCTTTTCTTCAGCAAATGCAGCATTTATTGAAGGTGTAGGACCTTGCTTGTCTTGGTCAGATTCATAGTACCCATCATCAGGTACATGCTTTTTCTTTGCCTTAACTTTTTTCTTAACTGCTTCAGTTGTCAGTACAACAGGTCCGTCAGTTGGATCTGACTCATGAAACTTAGTCACCCTACTGCCAGGATAAACACTATTTGCTATCTTCTGTGCACCAGGTCTTTGAAGTTTTTGTAACTTAGACCTAAAGACAGTGATATCATATTCTCTACCTCTCCAAATAAGAGAGAGAACATAGTATCTTCCATACATTGTAGGGATTCTTGTTGTCATCTAGTGAAACCGATTTTTACTACCTTAACTGATGCACCGCCAGCTGATGCTGTTAATGTATCTGTTGCATCTTTTTCAAATACTTCCACTGTTCCATTAAGAACTGTGGCACTACCAATGGTATTACCACCAGAGTCTTTTCTTGTGATTACAGATACAGCACTATGTCCATTGTACAAACGAACAAGAGTTGCATTACCCACGTTAGATGGGTTAGTAAGGTCTGTCTCAGCGGCTAATACGTGAATTACCATGATAGAATACTTCCTTTACTTTTTTATTTATCGTTCTTCTTAGATGCATCTTTTAGCATCTTTTGAAGATCAGCAGTGCTGCCAACAAATAATGAATTGTTAGTCACTACTTTCTTAGCACTCTCTTCTTTGACAGCTTTCTTGTCTTTCTGTAGTGCCATTAATTTGTCGGCTACATCTCCGACGTGCTTGATGAGTTGTCCAGCAACTTCGTATGCTCTAGGGTGATCAGAAGACATAGCCAAATCAAGAGCACCATTGACAGCTTCTTGTCCTTTGTCCACCAGCTGATAAAGATTTCCTCGTGCATATTCATAATCATCCTGTACTTGATCTTGCGTTTCCACCTTTTTTACAGGTGTTTCTTCCTTCGGAACGATCTCCTCCCCTACTGTTTCAACAGTATGGAATGCTTGATCTAATCCTGACATCTCTTCGTTATTCATATACGCTAGTCATCTCACTAAATCCGAAGTCATCACCACTAGTTAATAGTGCATCATCTACACTATCTATAATATCTACTGGAGTAGCAGCTGCTGCGGCCGCTGCAGTAGTACCATTCTGTGCTCGACGAACAGATAGTTTATTTGGTGAAGTCTTACTCTTGACATACATCACTTCATTTCCAACCTCAATATAAGATTGGGTAGGAATGCTGCTGTAGTCTGCAACTTCGATAGTTAGATTTCTTGCGGTGATAGCACTTGAAAGTTCTGTAGTTCCATCCTTGTCTTTGTCTGTAAGTGCCTTCGGTGTGACTTGATATGCAACCTGTCTAGTAGATGTAGAAGAAGGCATAGTAGTATAGATATCTGCTTTTGCTTTCTTGATAGGAGCTGCAGTTCCAACAGGTCCGAAGATGTATGCTTTGACTGTAAATTGCATAGTGATCAAAGTAATCTTTCTATCATCGAAAGTTCCTTCGTAGTCATCACTATAAGAAACACTATTTAAAATAATAGGAACATCTCTAAAGTCATTCATATCATCAACTAACTTAATGGTCATCTGGAATGATGGTTGGAATACTGGTAGTATCTGCTCCATGATCTCTAGAGACTCATCATTAGTTTTTGATATTACATTTAATTCAAAATCAATATTATATGGTACAGGTGTAAACTGTTTCTTGACTGCATTGTTAGTATCAGCCTTAAGAGTTAATGTAGTTGGTGCAAGTTTTCTAGAACTATCGTATGATATTCCTGTCATTTCAAATGACAAACGGGGAACTGTGATCGCAACCTTCTGGTTTAGATCTGCCTGTTGTTCTAGTCTTGCTAAAAATTTCTGTCGAGGACCGTACGCTAGTGGTACTTTCATCCTACTGTATACTGAGCCGTCTTTATTTTCCTTACGGACTTCTATGTTATTGAAGAGCGTACCAAATCCTATTACGCACTTTCTAATAATCTTATTATATGTGTATGTCCCTAACATATTAAGTCATTACTCCAAATGGGTTTGTTTCACTAAAGTCTAAAATATCGTCACCGAGATTTTCAAAGGTAACACTATCAGAATATTTAGTATCTGTTGTTGCCATCTCATCCCTATTATCTAGTACCATGGTAGCACCAGAGTCTGAACCCATAATGGTTTCACCTATAGCGAAAGTAGCAGTTGGCGATTTAAGTTTGATCCAACCTTCTTGTGCATCCCACTCAACCATCTGAGCTGTTGCACCAGTAGTACCACCAGTAACTGTTTCTGGTACTGTGAAAGTTCCAGATATTCCTTGTGGTGCAGCAGTAAATGCCATTGTTGCAGCTGTATAACCAGTACCTGCATTAGTAATATCTATAAGTTTAACACTTCTATAACCAGATCCACCGTTTAAAATATTGATTGCAGTCAATACTCCATTGGTAAAAGTTGGTGTGATGGTTGCCTTTACACCACCAGCATCAGGATCAGTTATCTGAAGAGTTGCTCTATCCTCATCATATCCTTCTCCACCATCAACTATCGTTACAGACATGAGTTGTCCTTGATTAACAATCCCTCTTATGACTGCAGATTTAGTTGGTGATCCACCAGACACAGTAATGTTTGTCATGAATGCAGTAGCAGCTGCATTGGATCCATTACCAGAAATAGTAATTGCAGGTGTCTCATTATATTTGCTACCATTGTTAGTAATATAGATTTGATCAATACCACCATTGTCAATAACTGGAGTTCCAGTTGCAGTGACACCATTGGTTGTAAGATAGTAATGCTTAACAGTATATCCGTAATCAATAAGATCCTCATCACCTTCAAATAGATCACCTTGCTCGTTGCTGTATTCAAAGAGCTCACACTTAAGTTTATAAACATAACCTTTACCAAGTTGGTAGAAAGGTTCTTCATGTTCTACAAATTTAATCTCAAAGAAATTGCTAGTTATTGGGAAGTATATTAGATCTCCTTCTTGTGGTCTTTCTCCAACTTCAATAGTTGTGCCTTTATCTAGAAGTAAGAACTGAGAAATTAAATCTGAAAATCTTTGTTGAGAGATTACCAAAGTTAATTCATCTGTTTGTCTGATACCAAACTTAGTCATCAAATCTCCACCACCTTGGAACCCATCAAAGTTCTCTAGGTATCCTTCTATAATATATGCATCATCAAATTCAGAAATACTTTCTTCATTAAAAACACCATCCTTCATAACCATCTTACGAGGGCAGTAAAGGACATCCATCCCAAACATTTTGAGATGTTCTTCTACTAGGTTCTGTAATAGAAACTGTTCGTTCCTAGTACCATGAGTAAAGTATGTAGATCTTGCCATTAGCCAATCATGTCAAGGGGTGGTGTCTCATATTGAGATATCATTTCTTCTTCTAGTTTCGCTACTTTCTCTTTACCTTCGTTGTATATAAACTCTCCGTTCATTGTAATTCCACCAGGCAACTGAGCTCCTTGGAACTTAATTAAGTTTGCACCCCATTGTCTTTGTACAAGTGCAGATACATATCTCTTTAACCAAAGATCATTGTATACATCAGATGTAGTGCTAGGATTTAATGCACGATAAACCTCAAGAACTAAAAAATCATTCTCTCTAACATCAGTTTTAAAATCCAAATCTAGATATAATCTATCTCCTCTCATCTGAAATCTAGTTTGCTTCTGTCCTTCTAAGAGATAGTATATATCCTCTAGTCTTCTATTGACCATTTCATAGGTTAAAATTTCTGTATTGGTTAGATCCCATAGATCATTCAATCTCCACTGATATCTAACATCAAATAAATTAGTTACGTTCTTAGATTGGAATGGAAATACTTTTATAACACTAGTAACATGCTCAGGAACTTTAAGATAATTATTTTGCTCTTGCCAATCTACTGCAATTGCTGATGAAGTTGCAGCTGCAACTGCTGTGGTTGTATCAGTAGTCATGTCATCAATCATAGCTTGAGTAAACTTGACTTTTAAATGAGTTCTGATATAACCATCCATATGTCTTTCATTATAAAATTGGATAGCATCATCCACTAGATCACTGATCTGATCATCTTCTATGTTTATTTCTAGGACTGGTGCACCGTTTTGACGTAGTGCATAATCTATAAGTCCTTGTCTAGTTGATGGTGAAGCCATGTTAGGTAGGATTAACGTTGAATCTAATTCTTACATAATATGTAGTGTTTGCATTCAAAGTAACGTTAACAGGTAAAGTATACGATGTTAAGTTAGTTGGGTTACCAAGTGATTGGTGAACAGGCGGTGAGAAAGCCGTTGTTGCAGCAAACTGCCAATCACTAGATGTATGCTGATAACCAGATTTTACTGCAATGGCATCAACATT